AACTTTGAATTACATGTAGTAATTTTGGAAGATGTTCTCTATCGTAATCTCGCCACCATTCCCTTTTTATAATTGCCCCCTCTTCTGAAGTTGGGTCCTGCATATATTGCGCATTCCAATTTTTTGTAGAGATTGAGGCTTTAACAGAATCTAAATCATCTTTGTTCCAGTACTCAGGCCACACAGGTTTATCATCTGGTAGAATTGCTGGAAAAGAAATTACTTTCCATTTATCTGCTTTTGTTTCTTTTTGAGCTTTAACTAATCTTCCTGTCAAATCATCAGTAGCCCAACGTGTCATTACAACTAAAATTCTTCCTCCTGGTTGTAGACGTTGTCTGGGTCCCGAACTGTACCATTCATAAGCACGATCCATAGCTGTATCAGATAGAGAGTCTTGCTCTGTATGTGGATCATCAATAATAAGTAAGTCAGCTCCCCGACCTGTAATGGATCCTCCAACACCTGCTGCGAAGTACTCACCCCCATGGTTGGTTTCCCATCTACCTTTT